AGAAATTTACCGCTGAATTTGGAGCAACATCTCAGCAGGCAGTTGAGGCCGCGGGCAAAGTAAAGCTGCTTGAGGATTCTTTGCGCTTTGCTATTGATCCTATTGGGGCCATCAATGATGAGCTTGAATTCACTAAGAAAAAGTTACAGGAAGTAAATAAGGAATTCGGGGAATCAAGCCCGGAGGCTCAAGATTTAAATAATAAAGTAAGAGTGCTGGAGGATTCTTTAGATGCACTTGGTGACCCTATCAAATTCTTCAATGATAATATTTTAAAGGCGCAGAAAAACCTGGCAAGCGTAGTGGCTGAGTATGGGGAGATGTCACCCGAAGCTGAAGCGGCAAAAGCTGATTTGTTGGCTTTGGAGGCAGCACAGCAAAAAGTAATTACAGCATCCAATGAGCAGGAGGCCGAAACCAGGGAGCTGGCATCTGCTCAAACAGACCTGATAAAAGCAGCAAAGAAGGCAGAGGAAAATCAAAAGGAATTAGGCAAGGCAACTGATAAAACTACCGATAAAGTAGGCAAGCTGAATAAATCACTTGATGAGAATTCAAAATCATCAAAGGATAGTGAAAAAAGCACAGGCGGATTATTTACTTTATTAAAAGGAGCTGGAATCATAGGTGCAGCCGTAGCGGCTTTTGATTTGTTCAAAGAGGCGCTGAGTAAGAATCAAAAAGTGGCTGATACAGTTGCAGCCGTAATGAAGACAATTCAGAATGTACTTGGTGCGGTAGTGGAAGTTATTGCCAATGTAATCACTAAAGTAGGAGAATCAACAAATGGCTTTGATGCTCTCATTAAAGTATTAAAAGGAGCCATTACCATAGCATTCACTCCGCTTAAATTATTAATTGGCGGGATAGCATTATTCATAAAAGAGGCGCAGCTTGCATGGGAGAATAGTTTTTTCGGCGATGGTGACCCTGCCACAATAAAGCAACTGACTGAAAGCATCAATGAAACAAAAACAAGCCTCAAGGAAACTGCTGCAAATGCAGCCGCCGCCGGCAAAGACATTGTAGATAATTTCGGGGAAGCCGTCAGCCAGGTGGGGCAAGTTGTTTCAGGCGTAGTGGAAGGCGTATCTGAGATAAGCGTAGCGGCAATATATGAGAATGCGAAGGCAACGGTAGCGCTGCAAAACTCCGCAAAGTTAGCGGCAGCGCAGTTGCAGGGAGTTGTTGAGGCCTATGGAACGCAGGCGGAAAAGCTCAGGCAAATCCGGGATGATGACAGATTAAGCATTGATGAAAGGATAGCGGCCAACAATGAGCTGGGCGAAGTATTAAAAAAGCAGCAGCAGGCACAATTGGCATTAGTCAGTCAAAGAGTGGCAGCGGCAGCGGCTGAATTATCAGCAAACAGGGGCAGCATTGAATTACAGGAGGCATTGATAAATGCGCAGAATGAAAGAGCAGCCGTATTGAATCAGATAGCGGGATTTCAATCCGAGCAGCTTGCAAATGACAAGGCATTGGCAGCCGAGGCCATCGCACTTGCAAAAGCTACCGGGCAGGCGGAAAACGAAAACTATCTTCAGCAAAAGAAAAACGCGGCTGAACTAATTACCGATGAGCTTGCAAAAAATAAAACTTTGCAGGCCATCAGAAATGAGGAAAGAGCGCTGGAAATCCAAAGGCTGACGGAGAATGTAAATCAGTTTAAAGTAGGTACGCAGGCAAGGCTCGATGCTGAAATAGAGCTTCAGAATAAAAAGAATGAATTAGATCAGGAGGATGCTGTGGCTGCAAAGGAAAGAGCTGAATTGCAGTTGCAAAGAGATAGAGAAGTAGCAAATGCCCAGGTGGCCAATCTGATTGCAGCCAGCAATAACAGGAAGGCTTTGCTTGATGTTGAGAATAAAACCGTACTTGAAAAATCAAAAGAGCGTATAAAGATACTAAGAGATGAAAGTGATATTCTTATTAAGCAATTGGAACTGCAGCAAAAGCAAGAAATTGAAGATGCCGAAAAAGCGGGCAAGAGTACAGTTGAAATAAAAGAGAAATACAAAAATGCAATATCGGCTATCAATATTCAATTGCTTAAATCAGAGCGTGATATAGCGCTTGCAATACTTGAGGAAAGCCAAAAAAGAGTACAGGAAATATTTAAAAATATCCAGGATACAGTCCAATTTTACTTAGCTATTACAGAAATACAGATAGGCAAAATCAATAAAAAGCAGGAGGCAGATAATAAAAATCAAAAGAAATTACTTGATGATAGAAAAATTACCCAGGATCAGTATGAAAAAAACATAGCCAAAATAAATGAGGAAGCAGAAAAAAAGAAACTGCAAATTCAAAAGCGGCAGATACTTGTAGATAAAGGCGTAGCCATTGCCAATATTGTAATAAATACGCTGCAAGCTAATGCAAAGGCTAATGTTCAGCCTGGCTTCCCTGCATCGATTCCTATCATCATTCAAAATTCAATACAGGGAGCTTTGGCGGTAGCTACTACCGTAGCACAAACAGCCAAAGCATTGCAGGCGCTTGGTCAGGGCGGAGATTCTGGAGGCGGTGCATCGGTACCAGGTGCTGAAGGAGGCGGAGCAGCGGCACCCATTCCGCCACAGCCTGAAACAACAGCGCTGCCACAGGATCAGATTAATCAGCTGGCAGCGGCCAATGCAGCCGTGCGCTCTTATGTCATTGAATCAGACGTAACTACCAATCAGGAAAGGATAGTAAGGCTGAACAGGGCGGCACGGATAAATTAATAATTTACAAAAATGCCCATCTAATATTATGAAATTACCAGTATTTGAATTAAAGATAAATGAGGCCGTGACCGATGACAGCGAAGTCAACTTCATTGCTTTGGTAGATGAGCCTGCCACCCAAAAATTGTTCATAGCATTTAGGGATGAATTTGTCAGCCCGGCAAAAGGAGAAAAGCAGGATGAGTTCATTTCCCGCTGCATTAAATATATGCTTAACGAAGGCAAAGACAATGAGCAGGCGGCTGCCATCTGCTATGATATGTGGGAAACGGATAAGATGAAAAAGGAAAAGGAGGAAAAGGAAAAGTACGCTGAAAAGTTTAAAATAGTAAATGAAGAACAGCGCATTGTATCCGGGCCGCTGATGCTGGCAGGGGAGCTGATATATCGCAATAACGAAAAGATAGGAGAGCATTATGTGAAGTTTTCAGCCGAAACGATAAAGCACATCGCCATCAAATTTGCAAAGAAAAAATATCAGACAAACGTCAATCTGATGCATGATCCCGCTCAGGTAGTTAAAGGCGTGACAATGTTTGAATCTTTCATAGTGGATAAGACCCGCGGGATAAATCCGATGCAGGGATTTGAAGATGTGCCTGATGGCAGCTGGTTTGGGAGCTTCTATGTTGAGAATCAGGAAGTATGGAACAGGATAAAGTCAGGCGAATTCAGGGGCTTTTCAGTCGAAGGATTATTTGATTATGATAATCCTGTAAGCTATGAGGAAGCCATGCTTCAGAAAATTAAGGATATTCTTTTTTCTTAAGATTAATATTTTTTAAATAATACCATAATACGATATGAACACAAAAGAAATCATCGAAAAATTAAGGCAGACTTTCATGGAGCTGACAAGCCCATCAGAGCAAAGCGTGATATCGCAGCCTCAGAATTTCAATTATAAATTACTTGACGGCACCGAAGTTGAAATCACGGAGCTTGCAGTTGGCGGCATTGTAACTATTGCCGGGCAGCCTGCACCCGTCGGGGAGCATCAGCTTGAAGATGGCACGAAGATAATGGTAGGCGAAAATGGCGCAATCATGGAAATCATGCCCGCCGCAGCCGCACCGGTTCCTCCCGCTGCCGAAGATATGGGCCAGCGATTTTCCGCTTTTGAGTCTTTGGCAAATGAGAAATTTGCAAGCTATGAAAGCAAATTCGCCCACTACGAAGCGAAGTTCCAGGATTATGAAATCAAGCTCGGCAAGGCCACAAAAGTAATTGATGGCCTGATTGACCTGACGCAAAAGCTGGCCGAAGCTCCAATGGGCAATCCTGATCCTGCTGCCAATGTAGTAAACAATTTTACAAAGGAAAAAGCGGCAGGCGCATCACATTTTGCAAACGATTCTAAGAAGCCTTTCAATTACGAAATACTATTCACCAAAAAATAAAACCTAAGAAAAATGGCATTAACATTTAGCGGCTTAAGCGCATATACAAAACAACTAATTAAGCCTCTCCTTACCAGCGCTGTACTGGATGCAAAAACACAGCAATTGATTAAAGATGGCGGTATTCTTATACCCGGCGCCAAAAGCGTAGTTGCCATTCCTTTGATGGACACAGACGCATTCTTTCAGACGCAATCATGCTCTTTTGATGCATCAGGTACGACTACATTCTCTCAGCGTTCCATCACAGTAGGAAAGATTAAAGTAGAAGAAAAGATTTGCCCTAAAGACATGGAGGCATATTTCACTCAGGAAGCCCTGCGTGCCGGTTCCACTTATGAAGATTTCGGAAATGCAGATTTCCAAGCTGCCTACCTGGCAAAGAAAAACGCCCGCATCGCTGCCCAGCTCGAAACAGCTATATGGCAGGGTGATACAGCTTCAGGCAGCGGCAACCTGAATAAGTTTGATGGATTGATCAAGCTCATCGGCAATGGCTCTCCGGTAGATGCCAATGCAAGCGGATATACAGGAATC